GACCGTCTGGCATCACGTTACACCAAGGCTGTGGCTCGTTCCATGGCTACAACCAAGCAAATGAAGGCTGCTACCGTACTAAACCATGCGTTTAGCGGTGGTGTTCGTGCTATTGGTGATGGTGTTGCGTTCTGTTCAGCGGCACATCCGTCGTTATCAGGCAACCAAACAAACCTTCTTGCTACTGCGGCAGACCTCAACGAGACTTCTCTTGAGCAAATGCTGATTGACATTGCAGGTTTGACTGACGAGCGTGGTCTAAAGATCGCGGTTCGTGGTATGAAGTTGATTATCCCTAAAGAACTGCAATTTATTGCAGAAAGGGTTATGAACTCCAACCTACGAAGCGGAACAGCGGACAACGATAATAACGCAATGAAAAATATGGGAATGCTCCCAGAAGGTGCGACAGTAAATCACTTCCTCACCGATTCCGATGCGTATTTTATCAAAACTGACGCTCCAAACGGTTTTAAATACTTTAACCGTTCTGCTATCAAAACTGCCATGGAAGGTGATTTTGATACAGGAAATATGCGCTTTAAAGCACGAGAAAGATATTCTTTTGGTGTTTCTGATTGGCGCGGAGTGTTCGGCACTCCCGGAGCTTAATTGCTTTAAAAAATAAATTAGAAAAGGCGGCTTCGGCCGCCTTTTTTGTAATCTTAACAAGGAGAAAAGTATGGATTGGATTAAAGGAAGATTAAAAGAACCGTCAAGCTATGGAGCTGCGGCTGTTGTTGGTGTTGGACTAGGTATTTTACTTACTATGCCAATATTAACGTGGGTGCTATATTCGGATTAGTTCTTAAAGAGAAATCAAGCGAATAAGTCTGAGAATACTTAACCTCTTTCTTTTTGTTACAAGGTGGTGTATCGTAAACGCACCTTGACAGTTGCATTCCGCAACTGACATTTGCCTAGACAAGGAGACACAATGGCTAATACAACATTTTCAGGACCAGTCCGTTCCGAAAACGGATTTAAAGTAGTATCTAAAAACTCTACAACAGGTGCATATACTGATACAGCAGTTATTGCTTCAACAGGTATTGTTACTAACAAATATGTGAAACACGTTGGTTTTGCGACAGGTGTTACTGTTAACACTACAGCAGGCGACAGCCCAACAATTGGTGAGTTTACTCAACCAGCAAACACAATTATTACTGACATTAAGATATTTTGTGACACATCTCCTGTTATTGGAACTGGTGACATTGGTTACGAAGTTGGTACATCTTCTTCTGGCGCACAAATTGTTGCGGCTCAGACAGATGAAATTCTTGATGGCGGTACAACTGTTGTTGTTCATAACGTAACTGTGACTAGTTTGGTTCTTCAAACACAAGATGGTACAACAGCACCAGCTTCTGTTCAGTATACAGACACCGCAAGAACTATTTACTGCAACATTACTAATACAGTTGATGCTACAACAGCAGGTTCGTTCACATTCATCATTGAGTACGTTCAAATTGCGTAATTGATCTGGGAGGGGGAAACCCCTCCATTTATTACAGGAGATTGATATGGCAGATGCAGTGACTTCACAAACTTTGGTTGATGGCGAAAAAACTGCTGTACTTAAATTTACCAACATTTCTGATGGATCAGGAGAAGACGCTGTTAAAAAAGTTGATGTTTCTGCTTTGTCTAACAGCGCATCAGGTAATGCTTGCACACGAGCTACTATAGAAAAAATGTGGTGGCAGTGTAACGGTATGAAAGTCAAAATCTTGTTTGATGCGTCAACAGATGATTTTTGTATTGAATTAGGTGAAAATCAAAGTGGTCATCACGATTACAGTGATTTTGGTGGTTTAACCAACCCAGCCAGTTCTGGCGTTACAGGTGACATTATGTTTACAACCGTGGGTCACTCTTCGGCTGATACATATACCGTCATTATGCAAGTTAGAAAGAGCTACTAAAATGGCTCGTAAAAGGGACAAACAGCCCCCTAAGACCAAAAAGTATTTCCGCTCTACCAAAAGTGGAGCGGGAATGACTGCGAAAGGCGTTGCAAAGTATCGCAGAGACAACCCTGGCAGTAAGTTAAAAACGGCTGTTACAGGTAAAGTTAAAAAAGGCAGTAAGGCCGCAAAGCGGCGTAAGTCGTTCTGCGCTAGGTCTGCTGGGCAAATGAAGAAGTTCCCAAAAGCAGCAAAGAATCCCAATTCACGGTTACGTCAAGCAAGGCGGAGATGGAAATGTTAAAGGGTATTGCGATTGCTTCTAGTTCTGTCTTCCTTACGGCTTTGCTTGGATTGCTTGGCTGGATAGGAACTTCTATTGTTGACTTAAAAACAGATACAGCCGTTATTGCTGTTAAAGTAGATGCAAATCATAAAATGCTAAAGCCTATGTGGGAAGAATTTACAGGAAGGACTTATGATGGCAATCTCGCGCAGTTCCATCCCAAAACAGATTTCAAGCCCACCATCAAAGCGGAGTTCTAAAATGCCTAAAGACGCTTGTTATCGTAAAGTAAAAGCTCGTTACAGGGTTTTCCCAAGTGCATATGCTTCAGGTGCTATTGCGAAATGCAGAAAAGTTGGTGCTGCTAATTACGGCACTGGAGGCAAGAAGAAAGCCAAGAAGAAGGCCACTGGTGGTGCTGTTACAATGAATAATGGAGGGGCAGTTACAAGGGCAAAACGGCCTTCTAGCAATCCAAATGTTGCTAGAGGTTGTGGAATTGTCATGAGTAACAAAAGAAAAGCAACTAAATATTCGTAGGAAAAAATGGAACCAATTTCGACTGCTCTAGCAGGATTCGCATTATTTAAAAGTGCAGTCGATGGCATCAAAAGTGCTATTGGAACTGCTAATGATGTATCTGATATTGCTGGATATATTGATAATCTTTTTGAAGGCGAAAAACAGGTTCAGCATAAAAGAAGCAAGAAGTCTGGTGTTAGCGTAGGCGATCAGTTTGGTGTTACCAATGTAGCAAGAGAGGTGATTGACGCTAAGTTAGCTCAAGAGCAAATGCGCGAAATAGCACAAATGATTGACTTTAGATTTGGTCATGGAACATGGAAATCCATTACGGAAGAACGAGCTAAACGTATACAGGCTGCAAAAGAAGCTGCGGCGGAGGCTAGAAGAAAGAAAATACAAGAAGCTAGAGAGTTTGAAGAAAGTCTAAAACAGTTCTTTATGATTAGTGGAGTTATAGTTGTTGTTATAGTTCTTTTTGCTGTATTGATTTCTATGATAGCAAGGGCAGAAACTAAATTTGTTGAGTGTAGGCTTGAAAAATATAAAAAAGTAAACGGTGAATGGCATTGTGTCTATCTGGGGGCAAACAAGACTAGAACATCAATGATAGTAACTGAGTTCTGCCCTAGATCTTACATGTGTGAATATGATCCAAATAGTAGTGATAAGCTTGTAGAGTGGTGATAGGGTTTTAGCATGGCGGTAAGGAAAACCAAAAGTGGTCTGGCTCTCAAAAGATGGTTTAAAGAGGACTGGAAAGACGTTTCCACGGGGAAAGCGTGTGGGCGTAGGAAGGGTGATAAACGGAAAACTCCATATTGCCGCCCCTCCAAGCGTGTCTCTTCTAAGACCCCCAAAACAACCAAAGAAATGACAGCCGCTGAGAAGCGTAGCAGAGTATCGCAAAAGAGAAGGCTTGGGCAACCAGCAGGTAAGCCAAGAAGGGTGAAGTCATTAAAGAGAAGAAAGAAATCTTAAAGTTAATTGAAGACTGGGTTATGAATGATTTAAGTGTAGTTGATCCCGATTTAGGATTTGCGCCTTGTCCTTATGCAAAAAAAGCATTTAAGGAAGAAAAGTTAAAAGTAGTTGAATGCGTTAGTAGACAGGATTTATGGGAAACTATAGCGGCACAGTGCAAGAATTTTAGTGATAAGCATTCAATTATAATTTGTTTAGAAGAGGAACCATCACAAACATACGAAGAAGTTGAAGCGGCTTGTGTAGCAATGAATGAGTGGTTTGCCTACAATAAAATTGATCTTTGGTTGCTTGCTTTTCAAACAAATTTTACGATGGTATTCATACAAAGACTGTCAGAATTAGATGAGGCTAGTCAAAAGCTGGAAAAAATGGGATACTATCAAAATTATGATACAGAAGATTACGTCAATTTGATCTTAAATCGCAGATATAGGAGACACGAGAATGGTAGGTGCCAAAAAACAAGCTAAACGCATGCGTGGCGGCGGTGCAACCGCACCTAAGAAAATGATGGGTGGCGGTGCTGCCAAGCAAATTTCTCCTCGCAAAGCTATGGCTATGGGTCTTAAAGATGGTGGCGGTGTAGGGCTACCTGTAACACCAAAGCTAAAGAAGGTTCCCCCAAAAATGCGGCGATTGCAAAAATCTGTTAATAAGGTCAAGAAGTAATGGCTGTTTCCGGGTCAACTGATTTTGAACTAGATGTAAGTGATTACATTGAAGAAGCTTTTGAGCGTTGTGGCTTGGAAGTTAAAACTGGTTATGACCTAAAAACTGCAAAGCGTTCTTTGAATTTAATGTTTGCTGATTGGGCTAATCGCGGCCTGAACCAGTGGACTATAACGCAAAGAACGCAAGCCCTTACTCAAGGAACTGCTAGTTATACTCTTGGCGCAGATGTTATTGACGTTTTGTCTATGGTAGTGCGAAGAAGCGACTCTGATTTGTCTATGAGCAGAGTTAGCAGAGATGCTTACTTGTCAATAAACTCCAAGGACACTCAATCTCGTCCTTCTCAATTCTTTGTTGATCGTCAAGTAACGCCTGTAATTAAGATATGGCCTACACCTGAAAACAGTACAGATGTACTGGTTTATGACTCTCTCACAAGGATAGATGACGCTGATACGTTTACTAATACAGTAGACATACCATTTCGATTCTACCCATGTTTGGCTGCTGGGCTTGCTTATTATTTATCCATTAAGAAAGCACCAGACAGAATACAGGTATTAAAAACCATATATGATGAAGAGTTTGACAAAGCACAAGCAGAGGATCGTGACAGAGCGTCATTCAGTGTAAGCCCTAACCTTCAGTTCTATAGTATTAGATGATGGGAAGGTTTGCTTCTGGAAAAGATGCTTATGGCATTTCTGACAGATCTGGCTTCAGGTATCGTTTGCGTGATATGCGTAAAGAATGGAACGGCTTGCTTGTTGGAAAAGACGAATGGGAAGAGAAGCATCCACAGATACAACCTGTTCGTCATGCTATAGATGCTGAAGCATTAAGGGATCCTCGCCCTGATACCAACAATATAATTGGTGCTACAGTTAGTTTCCCTGCATTTAATTTAACAACACTGCTGTTTCAGCCATTAATACCTGAAATGCGGGGTCAAATTGGAACTGTCACCTTTGGCGGTAATGTCATTACACCAACTAGCGCAATCGTAACAAGCGTTACAGGAACTGGTTTAGTGGGAACGGTTACAGCTTCAGGCACTGGAACATCTATAGCCGCAACATTTACCATTACAGTTGCTTCTTATTATGGGGCTAATAAATATTATATTAATGGTGTTAGACAAGCTACGGTTAGCCTTTCAGAAGGTAGCACATATAGATTTGACCAGTCTGATAGCAGTAATTCTGGTCATCCTTTAAGGCTTTCTACAACTTCTGGCGGAACCCACAGCGGTGGCTCTCAATATACGACAGGGGTTACGACCAGCGGCACTCCCGGCTCTTCAGGAGCTTACACTCAAATAACCGTAGCCAGTGGCGCTCCTACGTTGTACTATTACTGCACTAACCACAGTGGCATGGGCGGACAGGCGAACACACCATGAGCTATACTTATACAGAGTTAAAAAAGGCGATAAAAGATTTTACAGACAATCAGGAGACTGTTTTTGTCTCACACCTAAATACTTTTATTAAAAATGCAGAAGAAAGACTTCTAAAAGAAGTTGATTTAGATTACTTCCGCAAAAATGTTTCTGGAGTAATGACTTCTGCAAATCAATTCTTGGCAGTGCCTACAGATTATTTAGCTTCTTTTAGTTTATCTATAGAGAACTCTAGTTCAAAAGAGTTTTTGTTGCAAAAAGATGTTAATTTTTTACAAGAATTTAATCCTACGGGCGCAACTGGTGTTCCAAAATATTATGCCGTGTATGATATAAACAACTTTATAATTGCCCCCACTCCAAATGCAAACTTTGCATCTGAACTTCATTACTATTATAGACCTGTAAGTCTTGCAGCAAGCAAAGTCACGTTAACAGTAAACAATGTTTCTGGAACATTTGCAGCTAATGAAATTATTACTGGTGGAACCAGCGGGGAAAGCACCACTATAAATTCAATAACATCTGTTACTGAATTTGTGATAACTCTTCCTACGGGCGATTTCACTGTTGGAGAAACAGTTACAGGTGGAACAAGCGGAGCAACAGGTATAATTGTTTCGCTTTCCGCTGATACAACATTAACTTGGTTAAGTGAAAACGCACCTAATGCTATTTTGTATGCGAGTCTTATAGAAGCTTACACCTTTATGAAAGGTGAAACAGATATGCTTCAACTTTATATTGCTAGGTATGCAGAGTCTGTTCAAAGACTGCAAAATTATGCAAAGGGCGTAGAAAATACAGACTCATATCGTGAAGGGCTAGTAAGGGCAACTAAAACATGAAAATAGCTATTGTTGGGCTTGGAGGCAGCTATGCTGACTATATTTCAGCGCGAGTTGCTTCGCAAAAATTTGACGAAGTTTGGGGTATAAATTGTATTGGTGGAATTATTCATGTAGATCGAACATTTATGATGGATCCAGTCACAAGATTTTTAGACACAGAAAACGCTGGCTCTCAAACAGGCGTGGCTCGTGAGTTCTTGCAAAAAAACACAAACCCTATTTATTCTTGTGTAAAGCATCCTGATTTCCCCGCTATTGAAGAGTTTCCGTTAGAAAAAGTTGTTAAATCAACAGGGTATTGTTACTTTAACAACACCGTAGCTTATGCAATGGCGTATGCTATTTGGAAAAAAGCAACTAAGATATGTCTGTACGGAATTGATTTTACATATAAAAATGTAAACATGGCAGAATCTGGCAGGGCATGTGTTGAGTTTTGGTGTGCCATAGCTGCCTCTAAAGGAATAAAGCTAGAGATTGCTCATCGTTCAGGCTTGTTAGATACTAATGTTCCTGATAATGAAAAACTTTATGGTTATCACAGGTTAAACGATCCTTTAGTGCAGACCGTGCATGAGGGCAGCGTCTTGATAACAAAGCAATCTGAAGTGGCTCCTCCAGAGCCTATAGAAAGTGAGCCTGTAATTTTTGGAAGGCATGATCATGTTTGATTTAAACGTAGGAACTGTAGGAGCAGTCAACATTGTAACGTCTGAGAATGGTGGACTATCTAACGATCAGATAGCAGATATGCTGGCTAGTAAGCTGCTTTACATATCTGATGAAGCGCCTGAACCCATACGTTTGCAAGCAGAGGCTTTTCAAGATAGAGTTAGAAACTTAGCACAATACTATATAGAGTTGGCTAGAAAGGAAGAACGTGCTAGTATTTGCGCCAAGGTTCGTGATGCTGGTCAATTGGAACTGGCAAAAGCTATCGGGAGACTGTAATGGCAATCGCACAAGCAATGTGTACATCATTTAAGCAAGAGCTTATGTTAGGCACACACAATTTCGCAACAAACGGTAATGCTTTTAAGCTGGCTCTTTATGCAGAGGGTGGTGGAGGTAAGTCTAGCACTACAGCTACTCTTGGTGCAGCAACAACAGCTTATACAACCACGGGTGAGGTAGCTAACAGCGGCTCTTACGCGGCTGGTGGTGGTACTCTTACTAAAGTTGCTCCAACCACTTCTGGCACAACAGCTTTGACTGATTTTGCAGACATCAGCTTTACTACAGCTACAATTACGGCGATGGGTGCGTTGATATACAACGATACTAACAGTGACAAAGCTGTAGCTGTACTAGATTTTAGTTCTAACAAAACATCTACTTCTGGGACATTTACAGTTCAGTTCCCTACGGCAGATGCGAGTAACGCCATTATACGAATAGCCTGATGAGGTAGCTTATGTCGTTAACAGGATGGGGTAGAGGTACTTGGGGTGAAGGTGCGTGGAACCAAAGTGTTCCACTTGCTGTAACAGGAGTTGCCGGAACTACCGCATTAGGCTCTCCAACGGTACAAAACGTGCTGGAGATTCCTGTAACGGGGGTGGCAGGAACAGGTGCAGTAGGAACTGTTAGCGTATCAGGCACAGCGGCTTTTGCAGTTACAGGGTCTGCTGGAACAAGTGCGTTAGGAAACACTACCGAAACAGGTACAGCAACTTTCGCGGTTACAGGTAATTCTATAACTGCTACATTGGGAACAGGAACAGTAGCTCCTATTCAGTCAATAGGCGTGTTCCCAGCAGGAGTTACGGCAACAGGTGCGGTGGGAGAAGAAATACTTTACAGGCCAATCGTTNNTGGGGAACAACAACCAACACAAACCTTGAGCTTATTGGCGAGGCGTTTGGTTATGGTACAGAAGCCATAACTACAAATGCTGATACTCATACAAGCACAGTGGCTGATGGGTCTTCAGATCAAGCTAGAGCTATGTATATTAAGTATACAGGTGCTTTAGACTCAAACTGTACAATTACCATTGGCCCTAATACTAATAGCAGAGTTCATATAATTGAAAACGCTACCACGGACAGTGGTAGCTCTGGTCCTTATAGCATCATTATTAGCCAGGGGTCTGGGGCTAATGTAACCATACCAAATGGTCAAGTATCTATGGTCTATTTGGATGGCGCAGGGAGCGGTGCGGCAGTAGTTGATGCTCTTACTGATTTATCTATAGCTGGCACATTTAATGCCGCCGCCGATATTGTTGCGGCAGGGACATTACAAGCCGCAGGAGATACTGCTGCGGGAGATGATGCAGCGATTGGTTTTACTGCGGCAGAGGGTTTGATTCTTACAGGCCAAGGCTCTACATCAGATGTTACTATTAAAAATGATGCTGATGCTACCGTTGCCTCAATTGCAACAGGCACAACAATTTTAACGGTGAATGATGATGTTACAGTAGTTGGTAGAGCAATCGGCAGTACAATAACAGCCGAAAACGATGCGACCTATGATTTAGCAGTAGGGAATAATTTCACTACCACAACCGCAGGAACTGTCACGATGACCTTTACAAACGCAGCCGCTGGTCAATCAGGCTGTATTAAGTTTGTTAATGGTGGCAATCATACAGTTAATGCTCATGCGGATGTAGCTATCAACGCGGATGTTTTAACTGCTCTTGCTGCAACAGGCACTTACTTTGTAACATATTATGTAACTGCGGCTAGTGGGGATAATACAATTCTTGTTGGTGCTACGGCTATCTTAACTTAGGGTTTAATTATGAGCATAATTCAAGCAGCAGGTTCAGGCGAAGTAAGCACAGGCTTTTATACTACCACCATTGACCAATCGTTAAAGTTTGATGCTGGGAGTAGTGCGTATTTAACGAGGACAAATAGCGGAGCCGCCTCTAGTGCAACATTAACGGTAGTTTCTTGCTGGGTAAAGCGAGGTAAACTTGGGTCTATACAGATGATTTTTTCATCCCAAACTTCCGACCCAAATGCTTGTGGTTATGTTAGTTTTATGGCTGATGACACATTACAAGTTTATCTTGATAAGACAGCGGCTGGCTCTGACGAATTAGTTATAACTACTACATCCGTATTTAGAGATGTATCATCTTGGTATCATATTGTTGTGGTTTTCAATGCCGCTGAAAGCGCAAATGCAGATAAAATGAAAATTTATGTTAATGGTGTGCAGCAAGCAATAGGAACCCCTTCTGTTACAGGGAGTGCCGTTACTGCTCAAAGACTTTTAGCTGACGGTGTCAATCTTACTATTAGTAAATATTTCAATGATAATTATTACCTTGGTGGATACTTAGCGGAATATCATGTTGTTGATGGTGTTGCTGGTATAGACCATGATGATTTTGGGGAGCTTAAGAGCGGTGTCTGGGTGCCGAAATCGTATTCGGGCGGACATGGGAATAATGGATTTTATTTACCTTTCTCTTTTACTGAAGGTAATAGTGTTGAGTTTGATGGAACAGGAGATAACATAAGTTGGGTTAATGCTACTCAATACGATATTGCTACGGATGATGACTTCTGCTTAGAATTTTTTATGAAAGCTGATATTGAAGCAAACTGGGCTTATGGTTTTGGTGATTACACTAACTCAAATTGGGTGCTTCAATTGGGTCCAAACGGCATCCCCTACTTATACTATCCCGGCGGATCTATCACTTTTAGTGATATGAGTGCCTATATAACCACTACAGACTGGCATCATATCGCACTTGTGCGTGAAAGTGGAACGCATCGTTTTTATGTCGATGGTGTTCAACGTTCCACATCAACAAGTTTTGGAACAACCGCTGTTAATATGGCACATTTTGATGTGGGAGATGCTCACGAAGCGGGTGGTGGGTCACACTTAAATGGAACATACAGTAACTTACGATTTACAATAGGTGCGGCTAGATATGGTAGCGGCACTACTTTTACAGTACCCACTAGCACTTTAACTAATGACTCAAGTAATGTGAAATTATTAGCATTTACAACTTCAACGATTACAGCAGATGCAAGCACTGCCGCAGTTAGTGGTTCTATTACTGAGGGAGCCCCAAGATTTAGCCCAGATAATCCTTTTTCTGTAACCCTTGGCAATGATACTTCTGGAAACAATAATGACTTTACTAGCAGTGTTTTAGTATATTCTGATGTTGTCCCCGACAGCCCGACTAATAACTTTGCTACTTTTAATGAACTTGAAAAACATTCTTCTTCTGTTTTGTCAGAGGGTAGTCTTGTTTCAACATCTGCTGCCGCAAATGCTTGGGAGTGTATTGGCTCAACAATGCACGTTAGCAGTGGCAAATGGTACTGTGAAGTGCTGATGACTGGTGCTACTGGAACTTTAGATTTAATAATTGGTGTCGCAAGAAGCCAAAGTTTTAAATTTTTAGCAGGAACAACATTTTATACGCCATCCTCAAACTTTGGTTACTATGCCTCTGTTGGGGATATTTATTCTGGTGGTTCGTTGACTGGTGACTTTAATATTACTTATGGGGTTGGTGATATAATCGGCATTGCAATTGATATGGATAACCTTGCAGTTTATTTTGCTAAGAACAATACATATATAAATTCTGGAAACCCCGCATCCGGCTCAAGTAAAACAGGATTAAGCGGTGCGCTTTTAGCGGGTGCTTCATATCAAGTAGCGGTTGGCGCGTATCAAAATAATGTAAAGTTCGCAGTAAATTTTGGTCAAGATAGTTCTTTTTCGCTGCATACGAACGCCGGTTCTGCATTTGCATCTGATGCAAATGGTATAGGTGATTTTTTCTATGCGCCACCGTCTGGCTATCTTGCGATGTGTTCATCTAACCTTCCAGAACCAGAGATTATTGATGGCACTGACTATTTTAATACGATTACTTACACTGGGAATAGCAGTCAACTAAATGTCACAGGGGTGGGTTTTTCACCTGATTGGACATGGATTAAAAAAAGAACTACTGCAAATCACGTTGCCCAAGATTCAGTTCGTGGTTCTTTTAGATATTTAGTTCCTGGGGCAGCGTCAACAGGCGCACAAAGCCCAGAAAATACAACTTCTGGAAATGATTGGTTTAGGTCATTTGATTCAGATGGATTTACTGTTTCTGCTACTACCACAGGTGGAAGTGCAACATCAGAATGGAATGATAATGGCGCTACATACGTTTCTTGGAATTGGCTGGCTGGCACAGCGTTCAGCAAC